CTTCCAGTCGGAGTGGTATAGGCAACTGACCAACGTTGACGGGAAGATGCTGATTCAAAGACTACAAGAGGAGGTATAAAAGGTGACGGCAAACGAGTATTTGAGCCAAGTGTACAACTTGAAGCGGAAAATTAAATATAACCTGGCAAGACTGGAAGAGCTGCGAGAGTTGTCGTGTTCTATCTCCGCACCGGCTTTAGACAAAGTGCCAAGCGGGAACAGATGCACCGAGGCTCCGTTTGTCAAAGCCCTGGAGAGGATATGGGAGAAGGAAGAGGAGATCAACCGGGAGATGGATGAGCTGGAACGCAAGCAGAAAGAGATCCAAGCGGTCATCGAAAGGCTGACGGACGTTGACGAGAGATACGTTCTTCTGTACCGATATATGCAGGGGATGAAGTGGGAGGAGATATCGATGGAGTTGAACCTCTCGGAAAAGACGGTGAGAAGAAAGCATTTCTCGGGTCTACGAAATATCGTGGTTCCCGCATAAAAAAGACGGAAATGACCGGCTTTGACCAGTTTTGACCAGAGATGTCCGGGTGGCAATTGTGATATGATATAATCAGGAAAAAATAACGAGATGCGCTTACAATTCGTAGGCGCATTTTTCGTTTCAAAAAGGAGGGAAGATATGCCGAGAAGTCCGAGAGTACCTTGCAAACATCCCGGCTGTCCGAACCTCGTAGAGCCGGGGAAGATGTACTGCAAAGAGCATCTGCCTATGCATAAGGAATACACGAGACCACCCCAAGAGCGTGGCTACACCTACGAGTGGAGACGGGCAAGCAAGGCTTATCTCAAAGAGCATCCGCTTTGTGCCGAATGCCTACTGAACGGGAAACTTACACCCGCTACCGTGGTCGACCATATCGTACCGCACCGCGGGGACAGACGGTTGTTCTGGGACAAAAACAACTGGCAATCCCTCTGCAAGCCGTGCCATGATGCAAAAACGCTCAAGGAAGAGACGAACCCCGTTTATAAATATTGATTGCGCGGGGGTAGGGGGATGAAAATCTCTACCGGGTCCCAAACGGACACCGGCCTGGGGTTTCGTGTGCAAAAATGGCAAAATCAAAAGGGTAATAAAGGAGGGCAAATTCAAATGCCTACAAAATCGAACAATATAGGCGGACAAGGCGGTGCCAGACCAGGTGCCGGACGAAAGAAATCCGCCGTGAAAGATAAGATAGACAACGGAAATCCCGGTGGAAGACCGCTGACCGTCTTGGATATTCCCGAAGTGGAAGGGGTAGAGATGCCTAAGATCCACGACTTCTTGACAAGCGAACAGCGTGACGGCTCGACCTTGCAAGCGAAAGAGATCTATGAAGAGACCTGGGAATGGCTCAAAGGCGTCGGGTGCGCCGCAAAGGTATCCCCGCAACTCCTCGAACGATATGCGATGTGTTCTGCTCGTTGGATACAATGCGAGGAGATGACCAACAAGCTCGGTTTCCTTTCCAAGCACCCCACGACCAACAAACCGATACCTTCGCCGTTTATAAACATCGGCATTAACTATATGAACCAGGCGGTTCGGCTCTGGAACGAGATATTCCAGATCGTAAAGGAAAACTGCTCCACGGACTATTCGGGGGCGAACCCGCAAGATGACCTTATGGAAAGATTACTCTCCGCTCGGAGAGGGAAATAAAGGAGATAAAAACTATGTTTGAAAAGGTAAATCCCAGCCATCCCGACAAGGTGGCAGACAGAATCGCAGGCGCTATCGTTGACCTGGCATACACCCTTGAGGATAATCCCAAGGTTGCGGTCGAGGTACTCATCGGACACGGAGTCTGCTATATCATAGCAGAAACGTCCGTCAACTTCGAGCGGAGTGCAATCAACGAGATCGTAAGACGCATCATCGGCGATGTGTTCGTGGAGTATGTGGAAGTCCCGCAAGACTCCATTCTCGCATACAACCAGGGTGAGCGCGTTCGCTGCGGTGACAACGGCATCTTCAAAGGTGTGCCGGTGACGGAAACGCAGAGGGAACTCTCCAGGATCGCAAGAGCGATTTATGCCAAGTATCCGTATGACGGCAAGTACATCCTTGATGCTGACCGCCTCATCATCTGTCAGAGCAACGTTCCCACCGAGGAACTCCAAGCGGAGTATCCCTTTGCGACAATCAATCCACTCGGCGATTGGACCGGCAGCATTGACGTCGACTCCGGTGCGACCAACCGCAAGCTCGGTAGTGATATGGCTGACAGCGTAACGGGCGGTGGACTCCACGGGAAAGACCTCTCGAAAGCGGATGTCAGCGTGAACATTTACGCATGGCTAAAAGCCCAAGAGACGGGTAATATCGTGGAGTTTTCGTGCGCCATCGGCGATGAGACTATCGATGGAAAGGACTATTCGGAGATCGTAGAGATCGCAAGGGAATACATCCGTTCGGTCGGTGGCTTTGAGAAATTCGCCGAGTGGGGTCTTGTGTAAAGGAGACCGCTATGGCAAGAACGACTACCGATATGCAGTTGGTATCAATCACGAAGTTGGTACCTTACGTGAACAATGCCCGAACCCACTCGCCGGAGCAGATAAACAAACTCCGCTCCAGCCTTCGTGAGTTCGGTTTTATTAACCCTGTCATTATCGACCGCGACTATGGCATCATTGCCGGTCATGGTCGAGTGCTTGCAGCAAAGGAAGAAGGCATCACGGAAGTTCCGTGTGTTTTTGCCGACTTTTTATCAGATGCACAGAAGAAGGCTTACATCCTCGCCGACAACCGAATGGCGCTTGATGCCGGGTGGGACGAGGAGATGCTGCGAGTCGAGATCGAAGCCCTTCAGGATGCCGATTTTGATATCGGTTTGACCGGGTTTGACGAGAAAGAACTCACCGATCTTTTCAAAGGTGACGAACCAGACATCGAGGACGATGACTACGACCTGACCGCCGCCCTGGAAAAGGCATCTTTTGTCGAAAGAGGGGACATTTGGGTCGTTGGCAGACACAGACTGATGTGTGGTGACGCGACCGACCCGGCGGACGTTGACAAACTGATGGACGGAAAACGCGCCAACCTGGTGCTGACCGATCCTCCTTATGGTGTTTCCTTCAAAAGTTCGAGCGGCCTGACCATTCAGAACGACAGCATGAAGAACGAGGAGTTTTACAACTTCCTCAAAAAGGCATTTGAGAATATGGTGGCGCATTTGGAACCGGGCGGCGCGGGATATGTTTTCCACGCAGACACGGAAGGTCTGAATTTTCGCCAGGCATTTATCGATGCGGGTTTCCACCTCGCCGGCTGTTGCATTTGGGTGAAGGACAGTCTTGTCCTGGGTCGCTCGGACTATCAATGGCAGCACGAACCCATCCTCTACGGGTTCTTGAAAAACGGCAAGCACAACTGGTACTCGGATAGGAAACAGACCACCATTTGGAACTTCAAAAAGCCCAAACGGAACGAAAACCATCCTACAAGTAAACCGCTCGATCTTCTCGGTTATCCCTTGAAGAACTCCTCGCAGGAGAATGCCATTGTCATTGATACGTTCGGGGGAAGTGGCTCTACCATGATGGCGTGTAACGGGCTAAACCGTATCTGCTACACGATGGAACTCGATGAGAAGTACGCATCGGTCATCCTGCGTAGGTATGTGGACGATACCGGGGACTCCGAAGGTGTTTACTGTATACGAAACGGGGAAAAGATCCCGTATTCCGATCTGGTGAAGAAGGTGGAAAGCAAAGATGAGCAAGCCGAAATATCACATAGTTAGTCTATCCGGTGGGAAAGACTCAACGGCGATGCTTTTGATGATGCTTGAAAAGGGGATGCAAGTTGACTGCATCCTTTTTTGCGATACCGGACTGGAGTTTCCGGGGATGTACGCGCATCTTGATCGGTTGGAGAAATACATCGGAAGACCTATCACCAGGGTGAGAGCAGAACACGATTTTGAATACTATTTCAAAGACCACAGCATTCCTCGCGGTCGGAGCAAAAAGTTTATTGAAATGTTCGGCGCGGACAAGACTGGATACGGCTGGGCGGGACCAAGAATGCGTTGGTGTACCAATCGCTTGAAAGATAAGCCGAGAGAAGTGTTTATCAACGGACTCCGTGATCGATACGAAATCGTTGAGTATGTCGGTATCGCAGCGGACGAATTATATCGTTTAGAGCGCAAAACAAATCAAAAAGAGAATAGTTTTCACCCTCTTGTGGAGTGGGGTATCACCGAAAAAGAGTGCTTGCAATATTGCTACGACCGTGGTTTTGATTGGGATGGATTGTACAAAGATTTCAAGCGAGTATCATGTTGGTGTTGCCCATTGCAGTCTCTTGCAGAGTTGCGCGTGCTTTATCAAAAATATCCAGAATTGTGGGGGCAACTCAAAGCCTGGGATGAGATAACATGGCGCAAGTTCCGTGCAGATTATAGCGTAGAAGAGTTGGAGGCCAGGTTCGACTTTCCCGAAGCAATCAAGGTTCTCCAGCAGCACGCTTAAGGGGGTAACGGTATGAGTTATAACACGAAAAACTATACCGAGCAGGGTGGCGAAAAGACCGTGATCGGTGGTGAACTCGAGGTCAAGGAGGGGGCGAAGGTTACGGGTATCCCGTCTTCCGCTCCCAATCAGCCCGCCTCTGAAGCCACCACGGTTGCTACTCTTCGGGACGACTTCAACGCTCTCCTTGTAAAACTCAAGGAAGCCGGGGTCGTTGCTCCCGATGCGTGGGTTTTCTCCACCCGTCTTGCGCCTAATTTGAGCGGTGTGGGTGGCAGGAACAATGCGAAAGCAACTGCTACCATTGACGGAACCGTCATTACGATTACCGTCAACGTTGCCGATCTTGAGGAGTATGACAGCGGAGCATCCGGTCAGGGTGTTCACAAGTGGATCGGTCTCGGCATCGGCACGGGTCTCTCTTCCTTGACGAAGATGAGATATAACGGCGGTGCGGCAACGGCTGCCGATATCAGCGAGGCAGTCGGGGTTGGTCTCGATCAGCCCGGTGAGTTTGTCCTTTGGGTCAAAGCGGACGAAGTCGTGACTACTCCCAAGACCGCTACGCTTGATGCGGACGGCTACAAACAAGCAGTCATTACCATCGTTATCAAGCAGCCGGACGAAGAGTAAAGAGAGGAGGTGGCAGTGATGGAAACGCTACTGGAAAAGGTAAAAAAGAACTTGATCCTGGAACACAACGAGGATGACGATCTTTTGTCGATGTACATTACTGCCGCCAAATCCTATGCGGAGAGTTATCAACACCTCGAAGAAGGCTACTACACGGAACACCCGATCCCGCCAATTACCGAGCAAGCGGTGATTATGCTTGCATCCCACTTTTACGAGTCCAGGGACGGCGGGACCGGGGGATTCTTCACAAACAGCACGGCGGCGGGGGAACAAATCTGGAATACAGTAAACTTGCTCCTTCGTTTGGATAGGCGGTGGAAGGTATGAGCATCGGCAGAATGGACTCGTTTATAGATATCATACAACCCACGATCGTAAGGGATGAAGAGGGCTTTACCGCCCAAACAGAGGTGGTTCTGGCATCGGTTCGGGCATACCGGGAAGGTCGGCATGGTAGCAAAATCTGGGCAAACAGGGCGGCCTTTTCGGAGGCTACCGACCTATTTCGTTTTCGTGTCATTCCCGGTGTCCAGATCTGTACGGATCAGATCATCCGCTGTGATACACACAGATTCGTTATCACTTCGGTCGAGGATGTCCACGGCAGAGGGATGTATATCGATGTTTTATGCAAGGAGGTGAGACCGAGTGGCGAAATGCACGGTTCAGATGCCGGATGATTTCTTAATGAAACTATCTCGGCTTGGTAATAAAACGGACGAGATCGTTCCGAAAGTCCTGAAAGCGGGGGCTGAAATTGTCGAAAACGAAGTCAAACAGGAATTGACCGCAGTCATCGGACACGGAACGAAAGAAGAGAGTCGTAGCACCGGGGAACTTGTGAAAGCGCTCGGTGTCTCGAAACCCCGCCAGGACTTCAACGGCGATTTCAACGTCAAGGTCGGCTTTGACGAGAATCGTCCCGATGGGAAGAGCAATGCGATGCTTGCTAATATCATCGAATACGGAAAGCACGGACAACCGCCGAAACCTTTTTTGAAGAAAGCAAAATCGAAGAGCAAGAATGCTTGCGTTAAGGCGATGATCGATATGCTAAACAGCGAGGTGGATAAGATATGAGTCTGTTGTCGGAACTGGTGACCATCTTGGATGGGCTTTCGATCCCGGTGGAAACCGGAGTGTTTTCAAAGCAACCGCCCAATCGATATGCGGTTCTCACTCCTATCCTGGACTCTTTCGAGTTGTTTGCGGATAATAAGCCGGAGCAGGATGTGGAAGAGGTGCGGATTTCCCTATATGACAAGGGGAATTATCAATCCGCAAAGAGACGAATCGAGGCGGCGCTACTGTCTGCGGATATCACGATAACCGACCGCAGATATGTATCTCGTGAAGACAATACCGGTTATCACCATTATGCCATTGATGTGGCGAAGAATTATCAATTTCAGGAGGTAAATTAACATGGCAACTATCGGGTTGGATAAACTTTTTTATTCCAAAATCACGGAAGATGCTAACGGAAACGAAACCTATACCACTCCCATTCAGCTTGCAAAAGCCATCAATGCGGATATTAACGTTGAGCTTTTGGAGGCTACGCTTTATGCGGATGATGGCGCGGATACGGTTATCAAAGAATTTAAGTCCGGCACTTTGTCGCTCGGCATCAACGATATCGGTATTCAGACCGCACAGGATCTGACCGGGGCGCGACTCGATGCGAATGGCGTCTTGATTTCCGCAGGGGAGGACGCGCCCAAACCCGTGGCAATCGGGTTCAGGGCGAAGTCTGCATCGGGAAGATACCGCTACTTCTGGCTGTATCGTGTTCTGTCGGCATCCCTTCGACTTCTCT